ACCTACAGCTCCTCCTGCCGCTATCTGTGTCACTGTTCCAAAAAACTTAGTAGAGTACACAGTATTAGCATTTGGACCTGACAAACTATCTGTTTGGGAATCACCATTTGCATCAGTTCCTGTAATAGTAAAAGTTACTCCAGAAATGTTTCCAGATGAAGTTAAGGAAACTTTTGCCGCAGTATTAGTACCATTAAAAGTAGCCGCAGTGCCAGCTAAAGTCATATTGCCCGCACCACCAAGAGTTTGAGCAGCAGCCACAGATGTAGTTGAAGCCGCCGCTGGTTTAAAGGTTTTTACTTGTAATTGCAAACCCATATCTACTCCTATCTATCACTTGCTGCAAACATATAATCTAAAGTAGTTGCTTTAGTACCAGATGCATCGCCTGAAACAGACATCGCCGCAATAGTCAAGTTTTCATCATCAGGAATATTGGCTGTATGTGTAGCAACCAAACTTCTGTCAATAAAAAAGTCAACTTTTCCTGTACTCTGAACCCTAATACTTAAAGTTCTGTAAGTTGCATCAGCAAAATCAATTCCTGAGTCAGTAGATGTTTCTGTACCATCTTTTTCTGTTTTACAAAGAATAGAAGCATCGCCATCATCTACTTGGAAGCAAATTCTGTCAGCCGCAGCCAACATTGCCTCTGGGTTAGTCGCAAAATTAACTGTAAAACCTGCGCAAAAATCCATTTGATCTGCATCAGATAGTTTTGCTTTAGTTTCAAACCATAAATCTTTGCTTGATTGTACTGCAAAAATTTCATTTTTTTGAATTGAAGCACCATCATTATCAGTAGTTCCTGCTGAAGTAAGTGCTACTTCGCCATTTACTGTATCAGCAACGATAGCAACTGAAGCTCCTGAGTCTTTAACAACTGTCCATCTGTGACCTGTATTAGAATCAAAGCCAATTCTATCAAAGTCATCCATATAAGCCACATAGTCAGGGTTTCTGTCTATTGGTAAATTTTCAAACCATTTTTTTGTTCCGTCTTTACCCGCAAACAAAATTGGTCCCGTAAAATGTACTGCCATTTTATTTATCTCCTAGTTTAAAAGATATAGTCCTCTAGGGTTGTCTGCCAAGTCAGTCTATATCCAGTTTATAATATTATCTTGGTTTTTAATTAGTATACAGAAAAAAAAGGGGCTCGTAAGCCCCTTTTATAAAAGAAATTAAGCAGCTCCTGGTGAACCGAAAATACCCCTTGGATCTGAGAACCCAAAAGAATATCTTTCTCTTGCTTTGAATCTGACATTACCAGTATCAAAGTCACCCTCAATTGCCGTCTTAATTGGACTTCTAACGAATTGTTTCATTCCGTTAGGTGCGTCCGTCATAATGAAGAAAGCATCAGTATCTGTTAGATAGTGATTAACTCTATAGCCTTGTGGAATCATTCCCATAGAAGCCATAGCGTTGATGTCATTATCAGCAGTACCAACCCTTTGTGGAGTTTGTAAAATTCGCTCAGCAGTAAATTGAAGTTCTTTTGGAATAATCAATTTAGCTCCTTGCATAGCGATTTTTAAACCTCTTTCATCAACAAATGCAGCAATATCAATTAAAGATTGCTCCATTGAAGTTTCTGACAAGTCAGCAGCAGTAGCCAATTCATTAGCGAATGTGCCCCCTGTTGCTATTGGGTGAACAGCGGAACAAAGTTCTACACCATCACCACCAGTATAACTGCTATCAAATGCATTATTAAGTACATTTGCAGCTTTTACCTGTTTGGTGTTAGCCATAGAACGCGCCAGCGCTCTTGTGTAACGAGCAGCTAATCTGTCATACAGATTATCTTCAATTGCTTCTTCAGTGATAGCAAATGCCATAGCAATGGTTTCGTGTGTGTATCTGGCAGTGAAAGATTCAGTTGCTTGGTCAAAAGTAACCGAAGCACCTTCTTCTTTTACTGGAGCAGATCCAAAACCTGATAGCATTACTTCTTCTTCAAAAGCTCTGTCAGATGCTTCTGATGCAAAGATCTCAGCATGTTCGTTTTCGTATCTATTGTATTCTAAGCCAAAGAGAGCATTTAAGCCAGGCTCTAACTCTTTGACCAATTGTGATCTTGAAATAGCCATTTTTTATTACTCCCTATGTTATACCCCTGTATCCCCAGCAGCAGCTGGTGGATTCAGAAAGTGGTTTTGTATGCGTACAATAACATTAGCATTAGCTGCAGTTATGTCCGAGTTATTTGGGTCTTGGCAGATATCAACTGCTTGCAAAGGAATTGCGTTAGTAGTATCAGCTGTACTAACATCCATTTGCACCTTTGATACGCCAGTTACCGTATTTCCAGTTACATTAGTTGTTTTATAACCAGTGAATAGACCCGCTCTAGTGAACGTGTCATCTGCATCAACTAAAAATAACGTGTTTGGATCATCAATAACATTAGCAACAATATCTGAAGCAACAATGCTTCCAGGATAGTAATTACTAAATGTTGGTTTCTTCGTGGTAGGATCAGTATAGAAGCATCCATTGAAAACACCTATAGGTTTAACAGAACCAGAACTTGTACCAACAACATATCTTTCTACGTTGCCGGCTGTGACTGGAACAACCAAGTCACCTTGGAAAATTGCTGTACCATAGTTGCTTGCAATTGTATACCTATTCTGAGCATTATTCCACGGCGCACCATTTAGTGATCTGTATGGTCTAAGACCAAAGCTTTCACTTACGTTTGCCATAATTTATCTCCTTATATTAGGCATTAATATTAAACAATTACTTACAGCGATGGCTTTTATCAAAAAATTAATTTGATTTGCGACCACCACCAAAAGTTACACGAGTCTGCCTATCAATATTAACAGGCATCTCTGGTCGTTGTTCCCTTAGAATATCTTGATCAACGGCTTTAACTTGGTCAGCAGTTATCTTTCTAAAGTACTGCTTGCGTTGTTCAACTATCTCCTCAGGTATCCTTGCCAACACAAGGCCACCAACCCCAATTAACCCCTGATATTGTCCGCTTTGTATCACTGGATAATCGTGATCCCCAAGGCTGTTTTTAATCTCCTCAGATCTTACAAATTCCCAACCTTCTCTGAGTCTTTTAGATACATTACCTGTATCTTGCATTCCCATGAATTCGGTTCTTATCCAACGATGCACGAATCCCTTTGGTGCAGGGGGAGCATCTAGACTTGATGGTGGCGTCCAAGGTTTATTCCTATTAGGCTTATTTTCTTGTGACGCGCGTGAGGTTCTTTCTATCTTTTTTTTCATAATATTTTTACTCCTTCACGAATTTTGCGTATTCTTCTAGTGGCACTCCTAATTTTTTGGCAATAGCCACTTGTGATCGAGTGAGTTTCACAGTTCTGCGTCCTTCCTGTTTACGCCCCGCAGAGGCAACAGTTTGAACGGGTTTTTTTTCACTAACAAACTTATGTGGGAAGTAATCCCTCATTTGCTTGTTTACTTCATTGTAATACTCATCGCTTTCTGAGTCAAACCCCTGTTCGACTAAATCTTGGTGTACTCCAAAGGCAGCATTAGTCATTACCTTATCTTCACCAAACCATTTGTTATCTTTTGCCCAATCTTTGGCTCTTGGAGAAGCTTCTTGAGCAGTAGGTTGCGCTTGTTGAGTAGGGGGTTGTGCTTGTGTATTCAATGCTTGTTCTTGTTGTGTGTTTGCTTCTTTTTCTTCTTTCGCTTCTTTCTTTTGCACAGTATGTATTCTTGCTTTTTCTTTTTCTACAGCGAGTTGAGTTAATTTATCATTAGCTTCTAAGATTTTATCAGTGTCGTTAGAATCTAAAGCTTCTTTAAGAGCTGACTTTACAGTTGCTCTTTCTGCCTCAACTCTAGCCTCAAATTGTTTAAAATAATCATCATCAACACTAGCTAATTTCTTATCTTGCTTATCGTATTTTTTTTGTAATCCTTTTGCATAATCAAGCGCTGCTTTTTCTTTTCGTTCTGCTTCTCGCATTTTACGAGTAAGTTTAGAAATTCTTTTTTGGACATTTTCAGAAACTTCTTGCAAGTTATCCTGTGAAGTTTCTGTAGTTTCAACAGCAGGTGTGTCTTCTTTTGGTTCTTCTTCCGTTATAATTTTAGATTTTGTGTCTTCTTTTATTGGATCAGTATAACCTAAATCAACTTCAGGTCGTTCTACCTTTTCTTCTTTTTGTTTGGTTTCAACTGTTATGTTTTCTTCTTTAACATCATCAGTATCAAGTTCCACTTCGTTTTTATTATCTTCCATAATACTAATTACTCCTTAGAATAATGCGAGGATATCCTCGGGTTTGTTAATTGTGCCAATGATCTCATCATCATTTAAGATTCTGTGT